AGATATTTGTTTAAAATTAAATATTTCTGGTGCTCAATGGTTTACTAAAGATATTGGTAACCGAGTTGGTCGTGGCTTGTATAAAGTACCAAATAGTTCCTCGGCACCTGTTGCTGAAATGATTGACTACAATGCACAGGTAATTCCAATGCCAAAACAAAGTGAAGTAAAATCTGGTAATCGTATTTCAAATGTGGTCACCGACCTTGAAACCGAAAATTTAGTTCCTGCTGTATATAAAAATTATGTGCCGTTTGGTAACTTTGATGATTTACTTTCAATCATTGGTTCTAAAAAGTTTTATCCAATCTTTATTACTGGTCATTCTGGTAATGGTAAAACAATGTCCGCTGAACAGGCATCTGCCAAACTAAAGCGTAAATTTGTTTGCGTATCAATGACACCTGAAACCGATGAATCTGATTTACTCGGTAACTTTGTGTTAATCAATGGTCAAATGGAATGGCGAGATGGCCCGGTTACTGTAGCTGCTCGTCAAGGTGCCGTATTGTGTATTGATGAGATTGATTATGGTGCTCAAAATCTTTCCTGTTTACAGCGTGTGCTTGAAGGCAAACCATTCTTGCTCAAAAAGAAGAATGAATTGGTTGTGCCTGCTGAAGGTTTCACAATCATCGCTACTGCCAATACTAAAGGTAAAGGTTCAGATGATGGTCGTTATATGTTCACCAATGTATTGAATGAGGCTTTCTTAGAAAGATTCCTTAATACCTATGAACAAGATTGGCCTCCTGTTAAGGTTGAACAGAAGATTATCAAAAAAGAATTAGAAGCAAACGGTAAAGCCGATGATGAATTTGCCGAGAAGCTTGTTACTTGGGCAGATGTGATTCGTAAAACCTTTGTTGAAGGCGGAGTTGACGAAGTGATATCTACTCGCCGTTTGGTACATATCAGTAAGACCTATGGTGTGTTTGGTAATCGTATGAAAGCCATTGAGTTATGCTTGAATCGTTTTGATGATGACACCAAAATGTCTTTCCTTGACTTGTATTCTAAAGTGGATGCTGGTGCCAATACCGAAACATTGATGGCACAAACAGTTGATATTACATTACCTGAACAGCAACCATCAGGCGACATTCAAATCTAATTAGAGGCAATGATGAGTAAGTCTGCCGTAAAACGCTTGACTTACTCTTTTTTGTATGTTAGTATTAACATATCTTGAGAGTTGAACCACCTCTCGGATGTCCTGAAATCGTGGTTCATTTTTTTTAATTATGGAGTTTTACAATGTCTGCAAAAGCAAAAGTATTGGCATATTTGTCAAAAGAAGGTTCTTATAACACGTTGACCGCACAGAAAATGCAATCTGTATTTGGTGTAGCAAATCCTTCCGCTACTATCAATGAATTGCGTAACGAAGGTCATACAATCTATTTGAACAGCCGTATCAATAGCAATGGCGATAAAGTATCTTTCTATCGCTTAGGTTCACCAACCAAGCGTATCGTTGCTGCTGGTATCGCTGCTCTCCGTTCACAAGGTGAACGTGCATTTGCCTAATTTAAGTTAGGTTCACTAGTTGAGGAGAGATATATAATAGTATCTCTCCTCTTTTTTATTTTATGGATACATTATGGAAATTCAAGTTAACATTGAAGAATTAAAAAAACACAAACTGTTTATTGCTACTCCAATGTATGGTGGCATGGCTCACGGTTTATACATCAAGTCTTGCCTAGATTTACAAACTACATTCAACCAATATGGAATTGAAACTAAGTTTTCTTTCCTGTTTAATGAATCACTTATTACCAGAGCTCGTAACTACCTAGTTGATGAGTTTTTGCGTTCAGATTACACACACATGATGTTCATTGATTCGGACATCCACTTCTCACCAAAAGATGTTATTGCATTGTTAGCATTAGATAAAGATGTTATTGGTGGTCCCTATCCTAAGAAATCTATTAATTGGGGTAATGTTGCTCATGCAGCTAGAAACCATCCAGATTTAGATCCTCGTGAACTTGAAAACTTAGTTGGCGAGTATGTATTCAATGTTGTAAAAGGCACATCGTCATTTCAAGTATCAGAACCATTAAATGTTTTAGAAATCGGTACTGGTCATATGATGATTAAGCGTCATGTATTTGATAAGATGAAAGATGCTTATCCAATGATTCACTACAAACCAGACCATGTTGGTCAAGCTAACTTTGACGGCACTCGTTACATTCATGCCTTCTTTGATACTGTTATTGATACCAAAGATTCAATTACTGGTGGTGGTTCTGACCGTTATCTAAGTGAAGATTATATGTTCTGTCAAATGTGGCGTAAGATTGGTGGTGAAATCTATTTGTGTCCTTGGATGAGAACACAACATATTGGTTCATATGCATTTACTGGTAATATGCCAGCTGTTGCACAATATACTGGTAAACTATGACAAGTAAAGCAGTAAAAGAATCACAAACAGCCACAACAGGTGGTCGCAAGTTTGATGGTGGTAAACTACAATATGGTTTACTACCACCACTTGCACTAAAAGCCACAGTTGAAATTCTTACATTTGGTGCTGAGAAATATGAACCTGATAATTGGAAATATGTGCCAGATTCCAAACGCAGGTACTTTGATGCCATGCAAAGACATATGTGGGCATGGAAAGAAGGCGAAGCAAATGATCCTGAATCTGGTAAGCATCACTTAGCTCATGCGATGTGTTGCCTAATGTTTCTTTATGAACATGATGTTAAATATTCGCCTGACAAATAGTTTTAGATGTAGTATAATGAAGTTTCAATTACAATATGGAGTATGTTATGCAATTATCAAATGATACAATCAATGTATTGAAGAACTTTGGTGCAATCAACCAAGGTATTCTTTTCAAAAAAGGCAAGGTGTTAAAGACCATGTCCTCTGGCAAGAACATTCTTGCTGAAGTAACAATCAAAGAAGATATCCCAACTGAGTTTGGTATCTATGACTTGAACAAGTTTCTATCGGTAGTTTCGCTACACAAAGACAACCCAACATTTGAATTCGGTGATAAAGAAGTGAAGATTGTTGGTAACAAAGGTCGTAGCAAAATGAAGTATCGCTTCTGTGAACCAACAATGATTGTTACTCCGCCTGAGAAACAATTGGCCATGCCTAATCCTGAAGTATCATTTTCTATCTCTGCTGAAGATTTTGAATGGGTGATGAAGGCTGCTGGTGTTCTTGGTTCACCACAAGTTGCAGTTGAATCAGATGGTTCTAAAGTAACAATTCTTGCCTTTGATTCGTCTGATAGTTCGGCCCACACCGATGCCTTAGAAGTTTCTGATGGTAATGGTGATAAGTTCCGCTTTATCTTTAAGACAGAGCACCTCACTAAGTTGTTTGGTGGTGCCTATGATGTGCAAATCTCATCAAAGGGTATCTCTAACTTCAAACATAAAACAGTAGAGTTGCAATACTGGATTTCTACTGAAACAGGTTCAACCTTCACGAAGGGTTAATGTGAAGGCAAAAGTGATTGTGTATGCTGGTTTTGAATAAAAACCAGCATATATAATAGTAGAGATAAAAGTTTTATCTCATTTTAAAACCACACAGTTTAGGTATGGGATTTCCATCCACCTGTGTTTAATTAAGGAAATTTAATATGTCAAGCCCAAAACTCGACCCATCAGCGGTCACATTCGGTAAACTCAGTTCTATTGGAACAAAGTTCATCAACCGACAAATCATCAGTTTCGATGATATCTATATCCCACCTATGAAAGGTGATAAGACTAATTCTGCTAGACGAAAGGGAAAAAGTCCATTTCACATCCAAAACTTAGCAAGTTCTTTACAACAAGGTATTGATTATTCAAAAATGCCACCTGTTGTTCAGAGGTCAGCAAAACAAGTTAATGGTAAAATCTATCAATGGGAGTTAGTAACAGGAAATCATCGTCTTGAAGCTTTGCGATTAAACAAATGTAAAGAATGGATTTTTGATGTTTACGATTTTTCCAATTCTGATAAGTTTTCAACTAAAGATGCTATTTCAACCTTTCAATTGCGTGAGAACAACTTTGCACCAGAATTGCCATCAACTGGAGATGATGTTATTAATGTCATCAGAAATTTGATTCAAGAGGGTTCATTAATGATTAGTCCTGATGAAGAAAGTATTAAGGACTATGTTGATAATGTTTGCACGAATATGCACGGTAATACAAGAAACAAAGTTGTAGCACAAGTGATTCGTGTATTGAAGAACTCAGGTCAAAAAGTGCATCAAGAATTTGTTACTTACACCGCACAAGATGTTGCAGACTTCATTAAAGAAGAAAAACTGGACATTGTAGTTGGTGGTAATTTTGACCATAAGCGTAAAGAGTTTGGTTGGTCTGTGTTAGAAGGATATCCACATGAGTTCGTTCTAAATGCAGCTAAGAAATATGCTGAAACT